CCCTGCGAATTGCGCATACCGCAAATTCCATGCGGTGTCTACATTCTGACTGCCAGCGGCTAGCAGAAGTGCTCGGCTTGAAGGATCCATTTCGGGTCAGTTAACGTAATCAGGCAGAGCTGCACCACGCCAACGCGAGCCTCCATCATCCGTGACAAACACAAATAAATGAGTTGTACCCGTGGTCAGCGTAGGAGCATTGTCCGCCGGCCACTTTACCGCTGTAGGCCAAGTAATCGTTCCAGATGTGTGGGTAAGCTCCAGCACAAAAGAATATGCTCTGCTTACAGGAACGCTGCCGAAAGTAAATGTGCTGTTAGCAGAGATGGTTTTTGTGAAGTAGTTTCCAGCGCTGCAATCAATGTTTAGCGCGGCGACTGAAACAACATTCCCTGAATATGCTCCAGAGACATCTAGCGTCGTATTTGTCTCAGTGCTAGCTAGACCAATCGCAGCAGAGTCAACGGCGATGTCTCCACTAACGCCGCCGCCTCCGGCGCCAATTTCAATAATAGTTGCAGTGCCATCGTCTTTTTTAGTGTAGAGCTTGCCGTCGTAAGTATTGAGGGCAAGCTCCCCTAGCTGGAGATCTCCAGTGGTAGGAACTCGCCCTTGTACAGCGCTTCTTTTAAGCTTGAATGTGTTTGCCATTTGGCGGTCCTTGTAGTGCTATGTAGCAGGACGGTTACAGTTTAGAACGTACCACCATCAAGGGATATACCATCAATAGAGCCACCAGTAATGTTCACATTGCTTGCATTCTGGGTAGCAATAGTGCCAAGACCCAAAGTGGTGCGAGCAGCGGAGGCGTCAGCATCATCCACCAAGCTCCGACCGAAGCTTGTAATAGTGCCAGTGGTAAACGTATCGCTAGCAGTGGCGTAGATGTACTTGTCCGCCGATGTGGACAGCCCCGCAAGGGCTGTCAACGTTGCATCGAGCCCTTGGGCATCAGTGATGCCATAGCCAGCAAGTGTGGTGGGGTTGGAACCAGCAGTGACGCGACCATAAGCATCAACAGTGATGCTTTGATAGGTGGAGGCGCTTACGCCAGTGGTGGCAAGGTCAATACTATCAGCGTTGACAACAATGCGCCCTGCGTCAGCAGTAACCACGTCAATTGTGTTACCAGTCTTGGTAAGACCATCGCCAGCGGTAATATTGCCAGCACCAGAAAATTGAGTGAAGGCAAGATTAGTGGTGCCGAGAGTGATAGTGCCATCAGTGGTGAGCACCCAGCCACTATCTGCGTTCGTGGTGCCTTCCTCGACAAACACGAACATTCCGCTGGTAACTTCAGCACTAATGTTGGCATCGGCAGAGCGGGTCCAAGATCCGCCACTTACCACGTCGTAAATACCGTTCGCAGATGCCGTGCTCTGGTTCTTAACCAGCACTCGATCACCGGCAACCAAGCTGATGCCATCAATGGTTTGAGTGCCGCTTAGTGTGATATTACCAGTAGTGGCAACACGCACGCTGTCCTTAACGTCAAGACCTTGCTTGGTGGCGTCAACGTAAGCCTTGGTAGCAGCATCCTGTGCGCTAGTCGGATCCGCTAAGTTGGTGATCTTCTGGCTATTTAGCGATACGCTGGCTGTAGGGTTGGCCAGTTGATCCAGACGATTTGTCCGCACCTGTGTATCGAAGTCGCTGATCTTCGATGCAGTGAGCGTTGGGATGTCGCTGGCGCTCAGCGTTGTGCCAGCAGTGGCGCGACCCTTGGCATCAACAGTGAGCTTGGTGTAAGTGCCAGCACTGATGCCAGTATTGGACAGCGTGAGCGTGACAGATGTAGCGCCCGTGCCAGTTACATCACCGCTAAAAGTGATGGTTTCGTTGCCCGTCAGATAACCTTGAGCCTTCACAAAGGCTGTTGTTGCAGCTTTTGTGCTGCTATCAGACGTTGCCTGAGTGGGGACAATAACGTCGCCACTGAAAGTTTTGTTGCCAGAAACTGTCTGCGCTGTGCTCAGCGTCAGATATGCACCGCTGCCGCCAATGGCTTCAATACTGGATGCACTACCCCCAGTGCCACCAGTGCCTTTTCCGTAATAAAGAGTATTATCTACTTCGTTAAAGGCCAATTCGGCATTGGCGAGCGAAGTAGGGGCACCAGGCGATCCCGAAGCTCGCCGTTTAATGCGCAGAGTGTTGGCCATAGCTTAGAAATTTCCCCCGTCGGAAAGTGTGAGTGCCGTAATAAGACTATCTGCCTTAAAGGTGTCACTGTTTCCATCATAATAGACCAGTGACTTGTCTACTTTGCTGCCTGCATCTACGTCTTCAAGCGCTGCAAAAGATTCTGACCTTTCCCTTGGTCCTGCAGTAGAAAGTGAAACTAGCGTTTCATTTCTAGTGATAGAAACAAAAGTTTGATCTTCAGGATCAACAAAAACAATGGTAGGGCGCGTAGGTGTAATCTCAACCTTGGCAATAGCATCCGTCATAATTACCGTCCAGTGAAGCCAGGGCTGACAAATACTGTACCCTCAAGGATGTAAAATTTATCGCCCGCTACGTCAGTAATTAATACGTCATACTGTCCTTGCTCCGTAAGCCCTACTGTGCCAGATGCGGGAATGCGAAGTTTAAACAACCCACTCGCTTGCACGTCCCATGGCGTTGAAAATTCCGCGAGTTCTGCAGTGCCAAGTCTATTGTAAATTTTGGAAGCAACGGAGTAACCAGTCATATCTACAGGTGCACCAGTGCTGTCCTTGTACTGCACCGTCATCTCAAACGTTGCACCCTGTTGGATCGTGATATCGTAGCGGCCTGGCTGTATCATACCCCGTCAGTGTCCTGTCTCTTAAATCTAGCAAGCGTAGCACGCATTAAAAAGGAGGACATAAGCCCTCCTTTTGTTATTTACCTTGGCCACGCAATTTTTTGCGGCCATGAGAAGCTTTACTGTTTAAACCATTACCCTGACGTGTGCGCTTTGGTTTTGATTCAATGCGAGTGGTTCCTGTTGGGCTTTTCTTTGGTTTGGCCATTTGTTTTTTTAATAAAAAGACGTGCTCATGGGTTACCTAGCGCGGGCGTATTTAAAGGGGTTCTCAGCGAAGGCGGCGTAGATGTAAATACCACCTGCTGCGTTAAAGGCACTTGAAGTGGATCCAATCTTCCACCCGTTAGAGAGGAAATCGGAAGCTCCACCGTTAGATTCAGCATTGACAGTATTCGGCTCTAGATAGGATTCAAGGTAATTGTACGTGTTCCGTGCAGAGTCAATAATTGTCCAATTGGTAGTACCGTGTACTTGTTTGAACATTATCCACCTCGGCCTAAACCCGGTATAAATAAACGGCCCATCTGCGCTGCCATTGCCGGTGTATATGCCGAACGCGCTGTAGCCTTCGACGGGAGCGAAACTATACATCACATAGTTACGATCAGTTAACCAAGATCCGGTGTCGCCATAAACAACGGTGGAGGATGGATCTTGGCTTCCCCAGAAACCACTATTACTGGAAACAACAGTACTGTTTAGGACTATGTATTGATATGGTCCTACGGATTTGTGGTAGGTATACCAGATGGCGGTTGTGAGAGCTTTAACGATAACCATGGCTGGGCTAGCATTTAGGCCATGCCCGACTGTAAATGCGCCACCACTGGTTGGAGTTGTGAGTGTTGCCACGCTAAACCCCGCACTCGGATTAGCCCTTACCTGAGAAGTGACGGAGCCATCGTTGTTGGTGACGGTTGAGGATCCGGCGTCCCAGCACCAGGCGGCATAGGTAGCAGACAGCCCGTTCTCGCCATCATTGTTTTGACCAAGCGTGAAGCCGTCTGAATTGAACGCAGTTAAACCGTAACCAGCGGTAGCGGTAGTTTCAGGGGCGTTGGAATTGCTTTTTAGGTATTTACTTGCGCCGCGAACCGTGTCGTACAGCAAGTGTTCGCTTGAATTACTTCGACTTTTGATCCACACAAGATCTGGCGAGAATTCAATCCCAGTAATGTCCAGAGTTGCGTTTGTACCGGTGTAGAGCTTCACGTCCATCGCCGTGCTGCCGTCAACAATCGTCGGCTCAGGCAGGTTCGCTGTGCAGAGTGCCTTGTAGCCGCTGGGGGCGGATGATACAAAAAGTCTCTGCCCAGCATTAAGGATTGAGGTTGCTCCAGCCCCACCCGATACATACGGGAAGTAAGGCTCAGTCAGCCCAACATTTGCGGAAGTGAGCCAGTTTGTCCACGAACCGTTGTCTGTAATATTGATGTATTGAACAGAACGCGAGCCAGTCCTGAATCCGTAGGTTTTGCCGGGCGCAATGGTGATTGTATTGGCATTACCGTCCGCTCTTTGAACACCAGCATCTGTATAACCTCCTATTGAGGTTATCTCCCAATAGCACTGATAATCAAAAATGTTCTGAGTACCACGTGCCTGACCACCTGATACATACAAGTTGCCATTGGATAAAGTGCTGCTGTAGGCAAGGGGATTCCAGGTGCAATAGTTCCCCCTCACCTCTCCACCAAGCCCCGTATCTTCGCCGTAGTTGGTTGGGGTGTCTGCGAGGGAGTCATTGTTTTCAAATAGCGAGGTGTTGACCAGGCGCGTACCGTTAATGTTAAAACCTGCAATATACCCACGGTCAGAAGTACCACCGGACCTGAATATTTTCAAATAGCGAGGCGAGCCAGACACAGGTACTGTGTTGTCCGACATAACTTGGGCTAGAGTTATAGTACTGCCTGGTATAAGGGTTTTGCTTGAATCTAGTAATTCTGCTTTATATGGAGTGTAACCGCTACCGTTTAGTGCATAACCGCGAACTGAAACACTTGTTACTGTAGGGAAGTCTCTAAGATCTACTAAAAAAGAGTGCGTTGACCGGTTGACATAATCATTTACGAGGTAGGCATCACTATCCGTGCCGTCAAACATATTATCCAACGAGCCGGTGTAAGCAAAAGTTGGATGCGTGATGTTGTAGTCGCCTGTTATATCGATCACATAGGGACTGGTAGCAACCTCGTCTTTATACGCCAACGGCGCAGTAGCGGTTGACGTATCCCACGTACTTCCGGTTGCGTAAACAGTTCCGCCGCCCACTTCGATATTATTAACCGTCCAATCATTCCCATTCCCACTCGTATCCGTACCTATCGCTGCAGACGTGCTGTTATCAGCGAAGTCCAGGTGGAAACCATTGGCGCCGTAGGTGCCAGTGTATTCCTTGGGTTGCCACACACCGTTGTAGTCAAACTCACCGAAGCTGGTGTGGTCTAACGCTTGGCCGTCGATAAAGTGGATGTCAGCGAGGTAGCCACCAAAGTAGTAGCTAGCTCGCGCTGCTTCCCTCCCTATATTATGGGTACTTCCGTCATTTAACTCAAGCTCCCCATTAAAGGGGGGAAAGGTTGAAGACACAACGTGAGGGCTCTGCTCTCCATTAACGTAGAATCTAACCCTGGAGCTTGTAGTTGCTTCGGTAGAGTCATATGTTACAACTAAGTGGAACCACGCTGCTGGGTCTCTGAACAAGGCCTCTGTAGAGACATTCACCCCTAACTGTGAGTCATGAAGTGTGATCTTATGACTATTAATCCAGATACGTGTACCAGCAGATGTTACCCCGCCTGAGAATAGGCTGTACTCAGAGTCAAGAGTTCGCTTTACCCACCCCGCCCAGGTCCACGTCTTCCTGTTGCCCGCAGTACCGAAATTACGACTGAGGTAGGGCGAATCGCCTGGGTTGAAGCGCAGCGAGCGTTCAATCTTACGAACAGGGCTTAATGTCCATACATTAGCCTTGCGTTCTACATATTGCCCTGAGCTTGACCATATGCCAGGGTATGACTCTGCTCTTGCCACGCGAACGGGCTGTTCACCGATGTATCCTGCTTTTGGTTGCCTTGGTGACTCGCCACCAATATATCCACCAGGAGCCATAATCTTTCCTAAGTCGTAATCAATTATAAACGGCCCCTGAGGGGGGCCGTTTCTTAGTAGATGTCCAGTGCGCTCACTGTGATTTCACAGTCAGTAGCCGCCGATGCGTAAGCACGAAGTTTTTGGCCGTGCTTCAAAACCACCTTGTTCGCTACAAACTCCAGCGATGCATCAGCCGGAATAGTAATCGTCTTGGCAAGATAGAAGCTAGTAGCCTCGCCCTCCACGGTGGCCACTGTTGTCGATGTGGAACCAGTGGCAGTGACAAGCACGCTCACAGATACTGCACTAGCGCCATCGGCGTTAGCACCAAGAATAGACAACACTACTGAACGATCATCGCTACTGTCTAGTAAGCCATCTGCTCCACTGGTGGGATTGTAGATGTCAGTGACGCTGTTAGCACTGCTAATTTTTGTGCTTTTTGCCTGGAAACGCTCGGCCATGATCGTTTGTGTGCTTTGTTTAGTATAAAAGGATTAGCCGAGTGCAACGGCCAAAGCGAGACTGACGCCTCCTGCAGTTGGTGCAGGCACGTTAATCACCACATCAATTTCTTCATTACCAGCATCATCTGCAGCACTAATTTCTGCAATGCCGCTGGGGATGAAATTGATTGTACGGCGAGTTCCGGCAGTCACGCCAGTGACGCTCACTCCCACTCGTGCGTTGCCATCCAGCGCACCAGTGATGGTCACGCGAGATTGATCAATGGCAGTAGTACCACCACTGTTAACAATCTCAATAATTTGATCCGCCGTCAGATCTTGCGGCGTGCCGCTAACAACAGCGCCCTTAACGCGCAATGCTGGCATGTGTTCCAGCTTCGCATTAGAAATACTATCGTCTGGAATGGCTAGATCATTCAGCACTGTAAAGAGCAAGCCATCAGTGTCAAGCACTGGTGACTGAACAGTCTGTACATATTGCTTACCAGCGTTTGTGGCGCCACTCAGAACGAAAGCAAAACTGCCAGCTTCAATTTCAACGTTATTGTTGTAATCAACAGCGCGAGTGAAGACAGCACTAATACCAGCATTGCCGGAAGTTGTCAGCTCGTAAATGCCGTTCTCGCTAGCAGTAGCCTGATCTTTAAACAACACCCGCGTACCAGTGGCGGTAACGCTCACGCCATCAATGGAGGGAGTGCCCGTAGCTGTATAGGTGAAGGTTTGACCACCACTTGCATACGTGCCAACTTGCCCGCTAACCGTAGCAAGCAGCACAGCCTCCTTAACAACTAGACCCTGCGCAACACTGTCCACATAGTCCTTGGTAACCGCGTCGGTAGACGACACAGGCGTGCCAATATTGGTCAGTTTGTAACCATTGAGATTGACATCTTGCGTAGCACCAGCAAGAATCAAATCAGAATTGGCATTGATGCTAATGTCATTACTGACCACTCCAACGGTGATCTTGCTGCTACCAGCGCGAATGCCGCGTAGTTCAGCTCGATAGTTACCGGCAACAAGCGTAGAGGCATTGGCAACAATGCTCTGTCCAGCAGTGGCAACGTTTGCCACGCTGTTCAGGCCCTGCAGGTTACGCAGTGCCACTTGGGCAGTGTTGCCGCCCGTGCCGCCTTGATTTACTGACAGAGCAGTAGTCAGGCCAGACAGGCTTGTAATGTCTGTATTGTCACCAGCCTTAGCCGCACCAAGATTACTCCGTGCATCCGAGGCAGTGGTGGCATTTGTGCCACCAATGCCAATAGCAAGAGGCGATGCGGTGTTCAGATCGTTAATGCTGATGCCACTGGAAACAATGTCAACCGTGACAGAATTGCCACCATCGGCCAATCCAAGTAATACCTTCTCGCTGCCAGCCTTGAGAGTACGGAAGCGTAAATCTTGCGTGCCATCACCCAACGTTGAAATACTGGACAGTACGTTATACGTGGTGCCAGAGCCCGCAAGATTACTGGCAGTCGAAACTGCATTCGTGCGAATAGCAAGGTCAACGCGATTGCTTCCAGGATTATCGGTGCCAGAAAGCAGGATTGACGCGCCAGGAATAAAATTGATTTCGCGCCGCGTACCAATAGTGGTACCGCCAGACGAAATAACACTTTGCTGAACAGTAGTGTCAGCAACAACCGACAATGTAAGAGTGTTACTGCCGTCGTTATATGATGCATCGATGCCCGTGCCGGCAGACACGAGCAAATCAATCATGTCCTGAAGGCCTTCCTTCAGATTGGCATAAGTGATGCGCTTTGTAACAGAAAGCGAGGGGTTGGTCGTATTATCTACAACGACAAACACATCGTCATTGTTGGGCGTTACAAGCTCAACAAGATCCGAAATCAATCGCGTTTGCGCCATGGATTAGGAAGCCCCGCTAACTTTAATTTCCTTGAATACTGGTATCGTAGCACTATTGCTAGACTCTCTCGTCCAGAAAAACGGTCTCAGAGTTGCAGTGGTGCCACTAAATGCATAGATGGCAGCATTGTTCCTGTATAGATCAACAGCGCCGGTAATGCCATCGCGACGCAGCTCAAACACATCGTCACTCTTTAAATAGACAGGACCACCGCTCACTGTAATGTCAATGCCACTACCTGCCAAAGCATTGGCTCTTGTTGATGCCAGTCGAATCTTGTTAGTGCCAGAAGGAATGGCGTAGTAAGTGACGCCACTCTGCAATGGAGTAGGAGTGGAACCGCTATAAATAATCACTGCATCGCCAGTGGCATAGCCATGCCCAGAAATGGTCAGTGTATCAAAAGCGATATCAGTGGAAGAGCTAACAGTGTTCTTCACTACTGATGCAATGGTACTGCCAGCGCAACACACGTTTACCTTTCTGTTGTTGCTGGTGCTTTCGGCAAAACTTACGGAATAGATGCCGTAGTTGGAACCATTGTCCCTAATCTCGTTAGCAGCAGCCCACGTAGACACCGCTGAAATGTTGGTCGAAGTGGCAATGCCAATGGCAGTGGTGCCTACGGCATTACCGCTGACTGCCACGTCAAATAATTCCGGCTCAATCTTGAAACTGAACCTGCCATTTCGCGGTTCTTGCGATGGGTTTTGAAAGATTTGCGTGCCAATGCAGAAGGCATAAGCACGATCTTCCAGCTCCACGGGGAGACCGCTAGGAGACGTGTTGATAATGGAACTGCCGTTTGCCATGCTTTTGCTCTATCGCAGCCCGTAATTCAAGAACACTCGCGTTTCGGGCGCTGGGCTAACCACATTATACGTGTTTGTGGTAGTGCAGTTATAGAGCTTCATCCATTGAGCATCCTTCTCGGCTAGCGATACTGTCAGCAATGCATCATCAACGCGACGTGCGGCAAATACAACAGCACCTTGGTCAATGGGGCGAGCGCGAGAAGCAATGGCTTGATTAATTACGAGGTCGTAATAGGCAGTACCAAAGTCCCCTGTAGCGACGCCAGCGCCGGAGAAGCCAGTAAATACTGCCCCTCCACGAGATGTACTAATGCGAATGGTATTTACGCCTGGCGTTGCAACAATGTAATAAGTGGTAAGTCCAATGACAAAGCGGAAGCCGATTTCAAGCGTGTGCTTACGGCCCAAAGTCAGCGTACCATCGCCACCAATGTTTGTAATTTGATATTTTTCATTGACAATGGGGAAGTCAAATTTACTGTCGTATTCAGTGGTAATAGCTTCGCGTACTAAGCTGTAGATTTTCGTCAGATCAACACGCTCTGGCTTGTTTGCTGCCACGAAGAACGTGCCAAGCTTCTTACCGTTGACCGTCTGCTTGAGAACAAAATTACCCTCAAGGGTGCCCATGTCAGTGGCGATATAAGCATCCTCCACTGATACGGGAAGCTCCTCTGGCGCTTCTGTAACCAAATCAATCACATCGCCAAATTCATCCAGACCCTGCAGGATGGATTCGGCCAACCCATAACCGCCCTCGCTGCCAGTGGGGAGTGTGCCATTGATATGACCCACTTCCTCATCCATCGAGCCAAACTGAGGATCACGAATGACGGCTAGTTCGGTGCGGCAATTGCTCATTACATCCATGGACTTAGGTAATCCCTGGAGTGTGTTGAGAATGCGTCCTGGGGCAAAGTCTTTTGCTCTCAGTGCAAACAATGGAAAATAGTGGGCGGCTTCAGAGCCGCCCAATACAGGGCCAATATCGCGACCTTCTGAAAGGTCAAGACCATGCATATCAGCCTTTTCACTTTCTCCGCCATCAATTTGCAGGCTCAGTCCATATTTGATGATGTACTGAGGCTCAACGAGGTAGCCACTATTGCTGATTTCAATAGTAAAAGGCAGGGCGGGAGTGCCAAGGCTGGGGGCATCCAGGCTGTCGGAGATCAGCAGCTCGTGCATCAGCACCCAGCGCCCGCGAGGGATGCCTGAGATGGTCGAGGGGAGGTCTGTGGCTTCGTCTACGACAAAGGCATAGAACCGAGCAGAACTGGCGCCATACCAGCCCCACTCCACCAGATACATACAGTTCTTAGTGAAGTCAATAGCGGCATTGCTACTGCCAGTACCATCAAGCTTGTCACCATTGAACAGGCTGCGAGGAACGATGGTTTCCTTGGGAAGACCATCGCCGGAAGAGCGTCGATGGACAATGCGGAAATTATCTCCACTACCATCAGAAATAATCTGGAAGAAGAAGCCGTCCAGAGTGTCGCCAATTCCCCATAGCTTCTCACAAGCCGGCAGATCTGCCAGGCTCATCTGCAAACACACAGAAGAGCGAATAACGCGACCAGTTTGATAGCGGAAGCGTTTCTTCGTGCTAATCCTTACACGCTGGAAGCCACCGCCTGCTTTTGCCAGCTCAATGCGAACGGCGCGACGGTCAGGATCATGCTGAATATAGCCCGTTGGTAGCGGGCTATATTCCACCAGTACATCTTGAAGCTGGCTCCACTTAGCGCTTTCTAAATCGTCTTCGCCAGTTTCATTCAGACCTTGAATTTCGCTGACATAAATGTCTTCACGGAGATCGTAGTCGTCCGTGTAGTTGAACAGGCTAAGCGTTTGCTCAACTCTTTGATTGCCAAAAATATCGCTCCTGGTTTCAGTGGGCTTCTCTTTATAAAAGCTCACTGCCATGTCGCCACCAAGTCGTGGCAGAACAATTGGAATGCCTGATGCCTTTACGTCCTGACCGAAAGGAAAATCACCAGCCTCCTGAAGGACTGTACCTGCATTAGAGCCACTGGCAACGACAACTCGTCGTTGCCCCACCTCATGGGGAAGCTGGTAATAAGCCATGTCTTTTAATTAGCGTTCGCCCCAGGTGATGGAGCCGGCGACAGTGTTGCCACTATCGGCAACAGATTGAGCAGTCAGGACGAGAATGTCTCCACTCTCGCCGGTATCGTTGGAGATGGGGCGAGTAAGGAATTCACGGTTGTAACGGAAGATTTCTTCAAGGATAATATTTTGACCATCATCATCACCAGTGAAGAACGTAGCAACAGGCTCACCACCAGTTAAACCAGTGGCAGTGGTGTTGTATTCAATGGCAGATAGCGATGCCGTTGATGTAAACACACCAGATGCAGTGGCCGGATTAACAGAGCTTCCGCCAATCAAAAGCGATGTGGGATTTTTGACAAGGGCAAACTTGGCGCGATATTGCGAGGAAAGGTTGGCCATAAGCGGCACCACTCGCATGATGTTTTGCTTGCTATTGCCGTCATCGTTGGTAATATTTTCCTTACAACGAATGGTCAGTAGCGGACGTGTTGTTCCAGGATTAATACTGGCAGCAGCGCCTTCCTGAGAAAAGATGTCGTACTTACTGGCATCACCACCATCGATTTCAGCCTTGGTGCCATACACCTTGAGATAGACGGCTTGCGAAATGCTGCCAGTCTTTGTGACTTCAAAAGTCATGGGCAAATTAGGATTGCCCAGGCTGGGGAACGGAATGCGGTCGCAAGTGTTGAGCTGGTGAACGGTCACCCACCGTGCATTCTTGGCAGTAGCGCCAGCAGGTAGATTTTCATCCACTGGCACATAGGCCATTAGACGCGCCGCAGAACCGCCATACCAGCCCATCATGATGCGGAACATCGTCACGTTAGACAGACTCAGCGTATGAACGCTGGGGGCTGTGCCATCGAGCTTGTCACCATTGAAAGCACTACGCGGAACAATCTCTTCCATTACGGAAGGATCGGAAGGCAGCACACGATAACGATGGTTGTTATACAAGCTGCTGGGGTCGCTAACAGTGAAATCAGTGCTACCTACTGGAGCACCATGATTCTGAGGGCTTTCACCGGAATTAGTGCGACGAACAAAATACAAATCATCGCCAATAATGCGAATGATATAACCATTGCTGCCATCAAAAATGCCAAACTCAATAGTGGCATTAGTGTTCTTCAGCATGCTTACGCCAAAGCTGGCGTCAGTAATGCGTCCAGTCTGATACGGAAACACCAAACGGCTCTGCATCCGAGCAATGGTGCTGTTCGGCGCGTTCGTATTAATCAGCAACTGCGCACCGCTTTCCTGTGGCAGGTGCGTCACGCTGGAATAATCAGGCGTGCCTGTGTCGTCAGCAGTGATTTTCCACGCTTTTGGATCGATGGCAAGAATGTTGGTGCTGTCCCACAGTTGCAGACTGCTCTGCACACGAGGGTTGCCCAGCAAGTCATCATGCACCTCTGAAGGTGCGCTGAGGTTGTCCAGGATGGGTACTGGACTTTGATCGCTCGCAATTACAACCGGCAGCGAGTTGGCCATCGTGGCCTGACCGGCAGCAATCGGCTCACTGCGGCCAACTGTTACTACCTGTTTACCTTCTTCAATGTCAGGCATTGTTCCTTAAGTCGTTGTAATGCGAGGCTCAGATTGAAGTGATGCGAGGCTTCACTTGCAGTGTTCCTAATACAATCGTATCCTCTTTCAACACTTTTAGAGTGCCGCCAGAGGCAACGGAACTAAACAAGGGAGTACCACCACTTGGCACCACCTCAAACACTGTGTTAGAAACAATGTTCAAAGTGTTAGCAGTGTAAGTGAGATTGTAGCCAGAAACGCTAGTCCCAGAAAGGCGAACAATGTCAGTGGAAGACAAGTTATGGTTGCCGCTAGTTGTGACGCGCATGCGATAGGTGCCCAATCCCACGTCCACGACAGTACCTTGAGTGATGGAAGCAATTCCGCTACCCTCATCGACGTAGTACAGCTCTTTTAGATCCCACAAATAAAGAGCGCCAATGTCGGCCGGATCTGCAGCCTGCCGGCCCACGTCATAAGTAATGCTGCGCTCGTCATAACCACTACCAACGTTACGACGAAGTGCTTCGGTTTGGGAAGCTGTAAGAGCAAGCTTTAGATGACCCGTTGTCGCAAGCTTTGTAATGCCAAAAGTATCAATAACACTACCCCCGAAAGTTTCTTTGATTTGAGCAACAACTTCGCTGCTCGTAAAATCACGAGAAGTGCCAACTGGTTTCTGGAAAGCAAGATACAGCTCGTCAAAGCTGTCCCCTTCGCGAACTGTGACGTTAATGCTTTCCATTAGCCGTTAGTTAATTTGTCGAGGTTTGCAATGGCTTCACTGCGCAGTGAAGACGTGGTACGCATGGGCGCCTTCAGCTCTTCAATGCGAAGAAGAAGTTGCTGCTTCTCATTGCTCAGTCTATCAATCTGTGCATGCAGGTTCGCAAAATGAGTGCTAAGAGAAATCGTCTCGTTAAACCCTTCTGCTAGACGCTGGTTTTCTTGTTCTAGCAGTGCAATCTTTTCCGTGTAGCTTGCGATTTCTTGTGCTCGCTCGCCGTCCGACTTGATGCGCTCGACAACACGCTCAGTTTCAATAACTTGCGGCTTGGGTGCCACAGCCAGTTGCTGTTTTACTTTGCCAAGCTCTGCAGACAGCGAAGCCGCCTGCGCTTGTGCTGCGGCGGCCCCGCCTTGAGATTGACTTAGCTGACGAAGGAGAGAGCTGTTTTCGCCTTCAAGCTCAGCCACCCTGCGCTTAAGCTCTTCCGCTTCGTTACGCAGCATTGCCGCCTCGATCAAATCCCCTTTGCTTGCTCTGGCAACACGCCGGCCATCCGCTCTGATGAGCCCACGAGCCTCGCCAAGGCTCATCTCCTCTACTGGAGCCACTCTCCATCGTTCTACATAGGAGAGACGGCGCGTATCGCCAATAGCACGCCAATCAACGGCATATGGCATACCCGCCGGACACGGGGGAAGCTCAATGTCAACAATGCCATCAGTAATCTTGAATACCAGATCGCCAGCAGGGGCGCCAATGAAGGCGCCCCCCGCCTTGATAAACAAACGACCCTCTAGAGGCCCCTCAGGACCGTCCAGCCTGCCGACAATACGTGTCATGCTCACACCTCGCGATAGGTGACGAAAGCCTGGTAGTCAATTCCGCTGCTCACCACAGTCTGAAGAGCTTCTCCTGAAGTGGTCGAAAGAATCCCCATCGGATTGGCCAAGATGAACTGACCAGACGATGGAATAAGGAACGGAGGTGTAAGTGTGGTTCCTGAAGCGCCGCTACGGAATTGAACAGTGCCGCCAGTGGTGGCAGTAATTGCAATGTTCAGCACTCGCAGTTGCTTTGTCGCAACACCAGATACAATCACCTCTCCGCTTGTGCTGGCCACCCACGCGCTCTTGATGCCAGAAGGCAAAATATCGTGCTGCAAGATATAGGGAGTTTCTTCTGCGCCATCGCCTACGGCCTGCACATAGGCAGAGTTACCAGCGGCATCAAGACCAAACAGTGCCATGATTAAAAAAGCAAAAACAACAGACGCTGGTTCAATTTAGAGGAGCCATCGGGAAGCCGAACAGAGTTTGGCGTCGTGAAATCCATCCTCAATGGCGATGCAATGAACCGTTGGCTATAAGACCAAGGTGATTGCCGTCTATTTACCCCGATTGTAGCAATCCTAATCTGATAAGAAGTTCTAATATCATAATCGCCAGTGTCGATCTTCACGTAGTCGTTAGTTGTGTGCCCAAGGTCTATCCATTGATCATCCTCCTCTCGATATAGCTCCACTGCAAATTCCTTGATCAAAGGATTATTGCGAGGCTCTTGCCAGCAAATAGCGGGATTGATGGTGTTTAATATTGAATAGCCGCTGTATTGCGGCCACTCCCAACTCACGTCAATCTGTGCCATTACGTTGTTTGCAAGACGATGCTTCCGGCGCTTACCGTTGGTGTGACAGCAAGTCCAGCAATGGAAGTAGTTTGTGATGACAACATTGTCGAATCGTCAACAATGTTGTATTTATCTTCATAGTAGGCAGACGCCAAGACTGTCACCACGCCATCGTCTTCGTTTAGGCCGATTACGCGATACTTTCTAGGCTCGGCGCCGGTTTCGCGAATGATCCACGCTGCCGGCAGTTCTGGTTCTGTTGTAAACGATGGGGAGAAACCAATGTTATCGGTAGAACCAGGACTGCTCGTGACGGTTGCAGCAAGGTCAATACCATCTGCGGTGCGGATGATGATTTCGTAAGTCTTGTTTGCCGCCAGCGCCACTGGCCGATCAAGCACCACAGCGCTTGTTCCTGCTGCTGCCAAGGATCCAGCGTAGATGCCAACGCTCTTATAAGGATCGGCAATTTCAATGACCTCGCCCGGCATCAGGAAAAATCCTTCCGCCGCCACCCTGAATGTAACCGTTTCCGTTTCATTTAAGTTGGTAATCAGCGCCCAGCGCCCGATGCGCTGGGCTTGTCCTTGCGATGTACAGCCAAGCGCTCTTACTTCCAATTCCCGATAGCCATAGCGATCAATGGCATCACGGTCTTCCACGTATTCAATCTTGCCTCTGTAACGGTCTTTCTTGTCGTTCCACGACACAAGCGCCACTGTCTTGCGAGCCTTGAGACCAGTTCCTTCGTAGACGAATGCAGGCTTTGTCAGTGTGCCATTGTCGCTAACTTCTACGATCACATTGGCGGGAGAAAATTGCTTTACCACGGAAGCAGGGCGATCTTGTGTGGCAACAATTTGTCCCTGTGCGTAATAAATCATCCCCCGAAACGCAGCGGCCAGTGTATTCAGCACTTCATACGCTTCACCGCGATTATTGATGTAGGCGTTAAATGTGAAACGCTTCTCGGTGCCACCTTTTCCATTTGGGACCATTTCATCGCAATACTTTGCAATGGGGAGCAATGAATAGATGTCTATATCGTCCTTGACTATGCCAGAAATTTCTTGCACTTCACTGGTTCCAGGCTTGTATTGAGCCCCGCAACCGTAACGAGGATTGGTGAGCAAATCGTAAAACACCCACACTGGATTATTGTTGTATTCCGTTTTAAATTCACCATTCCAGACTCCTGCATATGTATTGGATGCACTGTCGTAATTCACTGGCACCTGTATTTTTGCTCCTAGCAATTCCGCAGAAATAGCCGGAACAGTATCAAAAAATTCTGACGAAACATTGAAACCTATCAGTGCCGAATTGGGATAGCGCAGGGTTTCCTGAATAATGCCAACAATGGCTTTGAAATAGAAATCATTATTAACTTTGAGGTCTTCAGGATCTTTTGTAAACCTCTTAACTTTGATTGTCCACGGACCAGTACCAGAAAGATTGAAGTTGTATTCAACGTCGTATGGCCCACGAGACTTACCTTTGATCTTGTCGTCTTTATCGGCAATTTGAACACCAAGAGAATCGATGATTTTGATATTAAACTCAACCTGGCCACCTTTTACATCGCCATCTTCTTCTGCCGTAAACAGAGAAGCTACACCCACGCGAACATTAAGTCGATCAAGGTCCGCGCTACTGGTCGTCGCAGATACAACACCGATGTCCTTTGTTACTTTTGTACCAATAGATTGCTCGATGCGAATCTCATTAAATCCTTGAAGAGACGACTGCCCTTGCGTTCCGCGTGTGAAAACAACATCGACATCTTCAAAGTTTTTCTTCCCATCCTTGCCTATCAACGCAGTGTCATTTAAGAAAATACGTTGATTTCTTTCTTCTGCAGTAAAATCATCTGGAAAACCTTGAATTTCACCTTCGCAGAACAAGGACAACACGCTGGCTTTAGCCTTACTGCGCAGTGAGTCAGGATCTTCTGTTGGCGCCTGGCCGCCATCTTTGCCGCCACCAGCGCCGCTAAGAGACCAATACTGAACGTCGCCAGTGAGCTTCTCTTCCATGGTCAAACAGGAATAGTTTCAGTGCTAATCGCAGAAGAAATGGTCAATGGAGAGACGGCGAGATAGCGACCGTACAACAATGGAATGGGATAGCCCTGTGTTGTGAGTTCAACTGCCCGGTCAAACATAAAGCTGTCCTTTTTCTTTGAGTCGGAATCTGGCGTTTGTACGGGAGGGGTGAGGAGGCCGGCAATTCCAGTGAGCACCAGGCTGGCGCCCAAGCTAAACAAAAATGTTCCAGTGGCTGTCATGGCGCCAGCAGTCAGCGCCGCATTCGCCGCCGCTGCCGAAGCTGACACCACGCCAAGACCCGGCACAAACGCAAGGCCGATTAACAAGGCTCCAACGAGAACCTGCCCAATTGACATACCCTTGCCGCCAGATCCACTAATAACAGGAGCAATAATCAACTGCTTACAACTCATCATCACCTCTTCATAATTCATTCCAGTCGGGTCGCCGTCCACCAACTTGAAACCAATTCCGTTCTCGTGAGCCCCGCAAAAATATTCCTTAAACCCCTCAATCTGGTTTGACAATGCCGAAATCACGTCGCGTGGATTACGCACCATAAAACTATACGAACGCCCAAAACGACGCCCCAGCTCCCCCAGGAGCTTCACATGAACCATTCGCCGCTTCATGCTCCCACGTCCTTATGCCGCAGCACCTTAGCTGTTACTTTAGCCCAATATCCTCCGTAAACACTTTTCTCTGACAGCCTTCCCATTAAATGGTGGTAGAAACAGTTGTCTTCGCCAGTCATGACGCCAGCATGATTAGGAGATGGTGCTCCAACTTGCATCAATAGAAAGTCACCCTTGCGCTCTGGCCTTTCCACTTCATAGAAGCCCTGTTGAGAATAATTATCAACGAACATAGTCCAGCTCTTGCTTTCCCATTCGTTTTCCTCCCCGCGCTCAAAATCGTCTAGCTCAATTCCAAATTCGCGCTTGTAGAAATCCCGCAAAATGGCATAGCAATCATGGATGCCATAAATCCATTGGCGCCCCTCATAGGGGGCGCCGCCAGTCGGATTGGCATAGAAAAAATCTGCTGATGGAGAATGAAAAACAATCCAGGGAATATTGCTCTGCTTGCAGGCCGCAACATCAGGCAGTGAAAAGCCTCGTGTACCATTGACGTGCGAATGATACACAGCCTCTATCTCCCCTATAGCAGAGGCTCGCACGTGGTCCTCCGCTGCAATTGTGAAGTAATCCTGGGGCGATGGAGACGTGTTTTGACATGGCACCACCTGGCCGTTGATAACAAAGCCGCAGCATTCTTCAGGAGAAACTTTGCGAGCTTCTCCTGCAATTGCTTGTTTAACGGAAAGGCTGATCATCGAGTGAGGTTGGCCCCTGGAAATCCACCAAATGGAAGTGCTCCCTTTAGGCCAAAGCGTAAACGACAGCTCTGAAGACGTTTCCCGCATTTATCACGCTTCCTTACCTCGTCATCAGCGGGAAGAGCCGCGTAAGCTGCGTTAAGCGCCGCCAAGGCATCATTGTATTCCACCACAGCGTCGTCATAAGTAGTCACTGCATTGCCATAGTTGGTTGTCAATACGCCACAGCGCGGATTGGTATAGTCCAATTTGGCAATGCTTCTCATTGGAGAAAAACCATCGCTGGCATAATTGCCAATGTCATAGCCGGCAGAGGATGAATTAGGGCGCACAGGAACAATGCTTCCATTGACGATCAAAATTGAACTGCCATTGGCATCTTTAATTGCAAAAGTAGAGCTGCTAAATCCTAAATTTATTTTGTCCAATCCACCACCTGGCGCGGGCACCCATTGCACAACTTTATACGCTGGTCCGGTGCCATTCTTTCCAGTGCCAGGCCCGCGATTTGTCCTCTGCTTTAGATCTGGACGGTAAGGAGGTCGGTCCCCGGTGGATCGAACCGCAACGCCATCCCACACTGCAACAATGGTATTGCCATCACCATCTTGAATGACGAAAGAATAGCTATTAACCGCATCTTCTTTAAAGACAAATAATACCTTTTCAGTGTCCGCAGCATTAGGGTCGCAAGCTGACTCTTTTTGCCCGAACAAATTATTTTTCTTAGCTTCCGTACTAGCAAGCCTTGACTTGGCCGCACCAAACGCTTCATACGCCGCTAAATATGCCTGCCCTGCCGCAGAAGAAGCTCCACTGATCGTGATAGTTTGATCGTATTCGTTTGCAACCGCCGGCCCCGTGTAGCCGCATTCAGCGCCGCGATATCTCCATAGGCAATAGTTCTGCGTAATAATTCTCTTTGGAAGTTGAAGCCCCTCTAAATCAATCTTGCTAGCAAGTTGCCACGTAATAGTAATGCTGCTTTCGGCGACTTTACGCTCGATGTAAAACACATCGTCGGGAAATTCTTGCGATGGATCAGGAGAACTGCCGCCATCAAGATATTTCATCAATGTGCGACGTCTCGTCACCTTTGCGCCAACAAGATCGTCCAACGTATTAACCACTGAAGCCAACGTCCCTAAGACGTTGGCCACTGTTAGTTCTGGCGTAGGAATTTGCCCTTTTGTAGTACGCTCAAAACCTGCTGCCTGAATTGGCAATGGCTCATACGTTTTTGTTTGCCAGACAATTTTTGTATTGTCCGGCATTAAATTTGCCGTGAAATAATACTTATCACTGGCACTACCAGTAATAGATTCCAGGTCTATTTCAAATAGCTCAATGATGGCGTCATGCCACGTTTGCGATACGTCTTGTTGAATCGTCATGATCAATCCCTAGAGTCGTACACGCGCTTGCAAGAAAACGAAATAATGTTCACATCGGGACCAAGGCTTTCCCACGCCCATTCATTGGGATCGAGTCTGTATTTATACACAGCATTGTCTTGGAAGAACTGTGAATAGAAGAAGTCGCCAGACAACGCGGAAAGGTCATCGTCCAACGCCTCTGCTTGCGCGTCTGTGATGGGCACCGTTCGGATGTCGTAGCTCCTGATGTCAGTGTTCGCCCCATCGGGTACCACTTGCTCATAGCCATCACCGAATTGCACACGCCTAACGCGAGTGCCACGGCGGGCCGTAAGACCATATTCAACTTCAAGGGTGAGAGTAGGTTGTGCCATGGTGATCAGCGTCCGCTATAGATGAGGCCGCCGGGGCGGGTTTCTTTCATGATGACATTACGAACAGCGCCTTCGATTTCGCGACCCAGTGCCTGACCGCCGCGTCCGCTCACCTGAGAGGAAGATTGACCGTTGTTCATGTTGACAACAATGTTAGTAGAAATGTTATTGCCAGCACCCTGTCCAAGGTCCACTGGGATGCTCTTGCCGTTGGGCAGGGGCACTACAGCCTCGTTAAATCGTCCTTCGCCCACAAGGCCCAGCGTGGGGCCAGTTACAAGGCCTCCGGTTGCAAATTGACGAATACCAAAGTTTGGGCCAAATGTGCCAAATCCTTGGTTTCCAGCATTTTGAATGATGCCACCGCCAGCGCCAATGCCCACACTTGAAGGCATTGCTACCGATCCGCCAAGCTTCGTTCCACCAGCAAAAGTCCCTGCACCAGGCAAGAACATGCCAACGATTTGCATAAAAGCCCATTTGGCAAGCATTTGAGTAACCATGTCAGCGAACATGCTGGCCACGCTTCTGAACGCATTGCCAAGCCCTTCTTTCCAGCTTTGTGCGCCTGTAATGATGTCAGTGAATGCTTTGCTAAACGCATCACCAAAGCCCTGCGCGGCGCTAGTGATTACGGTGGTTCCATCCATGAGCAATTCAAGCTCATCCTTCGTCTTTTTATAGGCTTCGCCAAGGCTTCCAACCACTGGAGTGACTGCTTGCAACTGCTCCAATCGCGCCACCTGTTCCGGCGTTCCATTCTTTTTGGCCTCTGCTAAATCTGTCTCAAATCCCCTTTGCTGCTTGCGGCGAGCAGCTTCTAAAGGACTTAGCAGACCCGCAGCAACTTCAGCATCTTCGATAAGTTCAAGAATCTGCATGCGCTTTTGCCTTTCTTTCTCAAGCTCCCCCTCTCTTTTCTTTGCGGCCGTAATGGCATCGGCAGAATGCTTTTGGAAAATAGTGGCAACCTCCCAAGCAAGGTCTTTGCGCTTCGCTTCAAGATCAGCAAGCTTTTCCGTAGGATCAATGCCGTTTGCAATCAATGCTGCAGCCTGCTCCCTAACCCTCTTAATTGTTTCATCAATCGCCAAAATATTTAGCGAAGCCTTCTGATATGCGCCCGCATATTTAATCATGCGTTCGGCGTCTTCTTGATTTTCCCCGTACTTAATTTGTCCTGTAGGATCTGTTCCGCGAACGACGTTAGCAAGCTGCTCCTGTATGCCATACTCCAATGCTGAAAGGCTATTGTCAAGCCATCTCGCAATATCGCCACCAATCAAGTCTGCCATGCTCTTCGTCTTGCCATTCTTATCTTTTCCGGGCTCAAGAGTTATTTTTTCAAGCCTTTGATTTCGCTCGCTTGCCTTAATCGCCTGTCGCGATGCTTCCGCTTCTGCTTCGTCTGCATCGCCAAGTTGGTTAAGCAGCGTAATCCTTCTGCGCTGGGCAATCTCAAGATTTGCCTGGATCTGTCCTTGCCCGCCCAAAAGTGGCGACATAACGGACTTGGCCACCCCGCCCACGTAAGAAATGCCGCTAGCTGTACCAGTACGCTTAAGCGTTTCGTAATCTGCTTCACTAATTCGCGTTGGCCTTTCTTTTATTTTTTCAAGAATTCGGACTGCTTTTTCAATGGATTGAAGCTCTGTTTCTAGGAGCTGCTTTCTTCCTTGAACTTCAGCAAGCTGGCCGGCGGCGGCAAGAGAATCAAGATCTACTTTTGCTCTTCTGGCTTCTGCCGCCACATCGCGAATGGCGCTACCAACATTCATGAATCGTTGAACCAACGCATCAATAGCGAACAAAACGCCAGCACCAACCGCCCCTAGTACAACGGTCTTAAAGCCAAGTACTGCAACTTTTGCAAGATTTGTCGTATTGATCAAACTAAGGAATGCACTCACCATCGACATAATGCCTGCGATGTACACGCGGAGTTGCGCGATGTTCAGAGTGGCAACAAAACGCAACATTGCTACTGTTGCGGGAATAATCCCAGATGCGCTAAGCAAGCCCCACGCCGCCGTCAGTAAACCCACTTCAATGGCAATTCGCGTTAACCATTGACCAAGACCAGTATTGAACAAACGAGCAATGTATTCGGTTGCCGTCAATAACAGACCACCAAGTCGTATCAGTGCAGTGCCAAGCTCTCCGGTAATAATTCCTTCTAAGGACTTAGCGATTTCAGCGACTTGACCCAGGGCGTTGTACATCGCCAGTCCATTGGAACTAAGTTCGGCAGTCGGATTGGCGGCCCCATTCATGCCAGCGGTAAAAGCCTTCACTGCTTCTGCCGCATCGACGACGACAGTTTCAATCTGCGGGAAGAGGGTGGAGGCGACAACGCTCACGAGCGGCTCAAAGCTTTCGTACATCAGCTTCACCGCCGTTGTCAGACCATTCAGCGCCCCCTGCAATGTGTTGGCAGCGTTGGCAGCAGCACCCCCGTACTCAGTGTTCAGCAGCTTACCCACGTTGCGAAGCACCTGCCCCATTGCCTCGGCCTTAAAGGCCCCATCTTCCATGGCCTCCAAGAACGTTCCGATGTCCATCTGCGCGGCCCTTGCGAACAAGGACAAAGCACCAGGCATTACGTCGCCAAGCTGGTTCTTCACCTCTTCTGCCGACAATTGCCCCTTGCTTGCCATTTGAGCAAAGGCATTCGTCACGCGATTCACCTCGTCGGTGCTCATGCCAAAGGTGGCGGCAGCCTTGGAGACGCCGATAAATAGATTCTCAATATCGCCCTTGGCAATTCCTGCTGGCTCCATCGAGGCATACATCCGAATAAAACCGGCGCGTGCGCTTTCCAGGGGGATATTTAACTGCGAAACAACATCGCTCACAAATGCGAACGCTTGTTCAGCCTGAGCTGTTCCTCCGGTAACAGCTTCAAGCTGGTTTCTGAATGTCTGGAGAGCCGTTGCCGCGTTTAGTGCTTCTCTCGGCAGATTAGTTACAAAAGCAAGAGCCTTGTATGCAGTGCCAAACAACAGCACTTGCTTAACGGCACTGCCAAATTCTGCGCCAAGCTCTCTAATCGCGCCAGTTAATGGGAACTTTGATTGCTGGAAGAAGGAAAAGTCAATCGGCGAGGCGGCAGAAGACCTAGATGGCTGGGGTTGATATGGGACAATCGCTCCTCCCTTTGGTGGCTGAGCAAAAGGCCTATAAGGTCCAGCAGGGCCACTTCCTCCAGCTCCCAGCGCAAACCCTTGCGGGCTCTCAGCCATGACACTCGCCCCACGCAGGGCCGATCTCGCGTAGGCCTGGGCAATGCGATTTTGGATGAATGACCCCCTATCGGCAGGGCCTCCGTAAGTGGCCGGAGTTCGACCAACGGCGGAAGGCAACAGACCACGGATCATTGAAGGTGGCAAAGCCTGCCGCCCTATCTCCCGGACGTTTACTTGACGAATACGTGCATTTAATGAATCAACAAAAGTGAAGGCCGCATTACGGAGAATGTTCTGAAGGTCTTGCCCAATCTGTGGAGGGAGAAATCCTCGCGCTCCAAACGCTGTCCCTGGCAGCGCCCCAGGAATAGCGCCAGCAGGCAAAGCTCGACCAGTCCCGGAAGGTCCAATTGAAACCCTCGATGGAGGAACTGTGGCTGGAAAATCCACGCCAGGCAACGCTCTGCGTTGCGCAGCTTGACGTTTTAAATATTCAGGATCAACACCAGCCATCCAAAAGACGGCACGCGCAACTTGGTCGAGGAAGCCACGTTTGACCCGCCTGGGGTCATTCATGTTCATCTGCAAATTGCCAAGCACGCTTTCCATTGCAGCGTCATCTAGCTGCATTAAGCGCTCACGCATCGCTGCGCTGCTTCTTATGCTGCTGCGACCCTGGACTTTCGCCCGGCGCATCATGTCCTGCAGCTCTCTATTAGAAGCCTGCGCAACTGCTGCTTCAAATTGAGTGCGGCGACCAGCCTGTGCGGCTCCGGGCACGTTGCCACCCGAAAGCCCTTGGGTCCGCATGTATTCATACAAACCAGCGGCACCAGTCTGTCCTGATGCAAAACCGGCTTGTACGTCTGCCTTAATTTTGACGCTAAGACCTGAGAATTTTTCTTCTACAGTTCTCTTGAATCCGGCAATGTCTGCATTCGTAATTGCAGGCTTGATACTGAGTCCAACGCGGAGCTTACCGCTGCCTTGCTTGACTGCTTGATTCTGATTTATTCGGCCCCTGATTCCAGTGATGATATCTGCAACATCCTTTCCACTAGCGGCATTTTTAATGCTGATAGACACATCAGCCTTATTGGTTATTCCAGCAAATTTTTCTTTGACTGCATTCTTGAATTTTGCAATATCATCATTTGAAATGGACGCCTGAATGCTGACGCCAATACGCAGCTTCCCTCCGCCTTGTTTAACCGACTGATTCTGAGCAATGCGTGATCGCAGCGCCGTAATAGCATCGGAGATTTCTTTGCCAGTGGCAGCATTTTTAATGCTGACAGGCACTTCAATTTTTTTGCGCTGACTAATAGTGTCTAAACGCCCTTGCAGCTCTTCAAAGGTTTTTTTGCTTAAATTACCGGCAATATTTAGCTCGATATTGTATTTCCGTCTTTTTATCGCCTTTTGTAAATCATTCAGTTCTCGGTCAATAACCTGCCTGTCAAGCTTGATCTTGATAGGCGCAGTAAATTCCGACGCGGCAATTCGGCCAAGCTTTTGAAGCTGCTGGCGAAAATATACAAGATCAAACGATACGCCAAGCCGGAGTTCCGCCGCCATTACTGCGCTTACAGCATTCTTCTATTAAGTGTAGCTTTAACGGAGCATGATATTACTCATCACCTCGCATTGAAGCATTTTTTAGTTCTTCTGCCAGCATAGAAACCACTCTTGCATCCATCTTGCGCGTCTTCATTAGACGCTTCAGCACTGCAGCGCTTTCTTCCGTGATGCCAGTTTCTTTCTTGAGTTTGCGAGTGTCAAATGGCAAAAAGTCGTCGGCAGTCACTGACACCTTCTTGCCTCCCAATGCATGAGCGACCATTGCAGCCATCTTGGCCACTGAAACGCTTTGCAAATTAAACTGCGTGTGATCGTGCCGCTCTAGAAATTTCAGAGCGGCTAGCACGTCCTTCACTTTTTGCTGAGAGAAATTCTCCGGCCCCCATCGATCATCCTTCAGACACGATGCGTTGAGCCGGAAAAAGATGGCGTTCCAATCAGTAAGTCCCTTTAGGAACGCTCTTGCCTTCTTCTCTACTCGTTCGGCGAGGCTTCCTGCCTCGCCTTCCTCTTCGATTTTTTTGCTTGTGCTGCTTTCACCTCCGCATCTTGCTCTTCTGCAATAAATTCCAGCATCCTGGTTTGCATCTCACGGGTCATGGTCTTAGTGTCTTCGATAGACCAATCGTCAAGGCGCTGCCAATCATCACCGATCTTGCCTTCACCACGGCAACGCATGAATGCCGTGATCAGCCTGGCATTGCCAAGCTCTGCAGAGCCACCAGAGGTGACCATGGAGAGAGTTTCTTCAGTGTATTCCGACAGAAGCTCAGCCTCAGAGAAGCCACCGCCACCCTGCAGCATTTCAAAGGCTTCATCCAGGGGGATATCCTTGGCCGCTGCAATCTTCTTTGCAAGCTGCACTGCCTTGATAGTGCTCTGGCTTTGAGACTTAGAAATCTCCTCTTGCTCAATGCTTTCAGCAACGAGCCAGCCACCATGGCGCTGCAAACGCAGCGTCGGAGTGAGTTCAAAGTAACTGACTTCTTCAGATGCCAGTAGGAAGCTGTACTTGCTCATAACTCAAAATTGCCAATGGCACATTAAACGCTTTGAGACGTTCGCCTTTTGTTCGCACGTCTTCCGGCAGCTCAATCAAAAAAGAGTGTTGCTCGTTTGAGATTCTAATGGTCGTTTCCTGGAAAGATATCACGCACAAAATGCCGGCTTCCAGTGTTGGCCCGTCAACGCTGGCGTTAATTACATGAACCTCACCAGCATCGCTTTGTAAATAGTCAATGGGGCCGTCAACCATTAAGACTCTGATCAATGCGAGCCATCAGTCTACCTTTGATCTCGCTACCTTCAAACAAGTATTCGGAAGCCAGTTCGTCTGTCCATCGACGTGGATAGCCACGGCTTGGGCCTTCTTTTGCTTCATGAACATACCAAGCATACTCTTGGTCACTGCTGTTTTTCGCGTCCCAGTGCCAATCAGCGCGGGCGACAGCAGTGTTTGCGGAATAATCGTAGGATCTCACCCCGCTCTCGTATAGTTCTTCTGTATCAAGGATGTCACGAGGATTTTTGGCGGGCGGTTTTTCTTTTCTGACCGTAATGCGATCAGCGTAGGGATATTTCTCTTCAAATCGCTCCCTCCAATACTCCCCATTCACGTCATCCTCCGTCCATTGTTGGAAGGCGCTTAGTAGCGCCTTCTCCAATGCCTTTGCCCCAACAATCCTGGCAGTGCCAGCCATGGCCCCTCCTTATTCGTAAGCAGTGGGTCGATATTGCACTGCGATTTCAATGTCGGGAATAATAAATCTTGCATATTGATACTCCCTATCACTCGATGGAAATCCTTGCAACGTAGCGTCCGGGAAGTGCCGCAGAATCCTCGTCACCGCTTCGTCCATATTTTCACTAGATGGATCGTATTGCGACAGCACTACTTCCCATGCTTTGCGCATTTCCACCAACGCCATCAAAGGGCGACTGCGACGCACCGGGTATTGCTTAATAGATGCCTCTAATCCTTGCACTTTCCACCCCTTAGGTACACCACTTCTACCATCCACCCATAAAGCAGGTGCTGTAGAGCTATTTGGAAGCGTATAAGTGCCCAGCAAATCAGCCAATAATTGACTGATCGTGCTCCTAATTTCCAGGATGTTCATACTAATAAAATAGCCCCCTTTCGGGGGCTTGTGAGAACGTCGCTATCTTGAAGATCAAGCGTTAGGAGTGGTGGGCAGGATTGCGCCGGAGATGGTGCAGCGACCAGTACCGTAAGTGCTGCGGCTCATCAGGTCGAAGGTGGTCTCAACGAGGTTATCAGCAGGATAGCTCTCGTTGTAGTTCATCACAGTAGCAGCGAAGCAGGTGAGGTCATAAGTTTGACCGCCCAGGAATTTGAAAATCTCAACGTAGATTTCAAAGTCCTTCTCGGTGCGACCGCGCAGAATCACGTCCATCGCTTCATCAAAAGCAGTCTCGTCAATAGAGCTGCCGTCCAGATCCTTCTGGAAATAAGAAGTGATGGAAGCTTGGCAACGCTGGGTAACTTTTACGCTATCAGCAAAGCCACCGCCACCAAGCAGGTAGTATTCTTGCTCACCATCGTTAAACGAAACGGTGGCATTGGTGACGCCGCCCAGGTAGTACATATTGGCAGGAACGCCAGATGTGGGGCGGGAAAGAACGCCAGCAGAGGCGGGAGTGATGACAGGACGAGTGGCGCCAGACAGGGCACCCACATACACGATGGTGTCCTGACTCTTAATGATCTGAGTGGGATGTTGAATGGCCATTGAAACAATGCGAAGGAGCGTGATTAACGATTAAGGACACTTCCTGCTCCCACAACTCTAAAGTAGCCGTGGATAGGTGTGCCCAAAAACTGACGGTAGTGGTCAGTCATTTCGGTCGTAGGGAGCAGTTCAAAACGCCCCTCCTGATTTTCAATAGTGGCCTTGGCCACGCTTCCAGGGGGCACTCCCGAAAATGCTAATGGGCTAACAAGACGACCTTTCATGTAGATGGCAGTCTCGTCAACCCCAGGCCGCTGATCGTACCGAGGATCCCTACTCTGCTTCAATGTGGCGTAGTACGTGACATCTCCAGTGAGTTCCACGTAATTGCCAGTGGCCGAGTCTGTTGCATATCCACTCGCCACAGCGAACACCAGGGTGGTATTAGCAAGTGGCGGAGCTGGATTAGTCATCAGACAACAAAACCAAGCAGAGAAGATGATGCCGCTTCAGTGAGACGCTTAAACTCCTGGCCATACATAGTGGCATCCAGTCCATTGCCGTACACTTTGCCATCTGTGGCACCAATCATGGCGCCCATTTGGGTGAGTTGAACAGCAATGATGTGAGCAGCGAGAAAGCGTACAGCTCGATCAGTCTGATTTCCAAAGATGTCAGATGACACGTCTGCAGATGCACTTTCAATAGCGCCATTCACAATCCCCGATGGATGAGGACTGAATTCAGGGAAACGCTCAAGGAATCCAGAGTAAGTGACTGTCATGCCTTTCCTGTGCGAATGGCTTCAAGGCGACGGTTAATCGCGTTGCGTACCCTCACGCGACCTTCAATCTTCTTCCAATCCCCGAGTTTGTCCTCATCGTGGAGAAGTTCGATGGCCTGGATGGCCTGACTAAGAGGAAGTTGTGAAAGATTCTCGGCGGACTTGGGAATGGTCTCAATCTCCACCCGCTCCTTCATTTCCTCGATGGCCCCAATACGAAGAAGACTCTGAACCGTAGGATTCAATTTCGCTTCTTCCCATTGTTCATCAGGAATTTCCTGATTAAGGCCGGGAGCGAGGCTAATCATGCCTCGCTTTGTAATCACTCCGAAACTGGCCTCTCGCGGCGGATTCTCAAGTTCAGGGCGGTAAGCAATAAGCATTGTGTGTTCAAAAAGAACTGCAAATTAGCTTAACCACCCTTTTCTTGACGAACTACCTAGGGGCTTCCTCAGGGAGCCTGAACGTAGATGACGCTCTTGGGATAGTACAGAGCGACACCACCCACGCGAGCATGGGCGGGAACGATGAACTCAAGGCCACGCTGTTGGGGCGGGAAGAGTTCTAGGGGCTGAGGAATGTGCAGTTGCACTTTGCCGGGATCACGCTTGTAGATGACCATCCGGTTTTTGGTCAGGCTGCTCTTGTCAGCATCGAGCTGGTTAATAGGCTCAACGTTACGGATGAAGGGGTTGGTGCGCAGGAAGTACTCCAGCACAGTCACATCCGAAGAGTCAGAATTACGGGTGGTAGAAACCACGTTGTAATCTTCCCAAGCCATCAGGATGGTGTCGGGCTGCTCCTTCATGTTGGAGCCATTGATAATGGCAGTAACACCCTGGTTCAGCAGCTCCAGCATGTCTTGAGCAGTGGTGCCAGTGGCGGTAGCGCCAGTGAACCACTTGTCAGCAGCCAGCACGTCAACAGTCGAGTTGTTGAAGAAACCAGCCAGGCCCACCGAAGCCTCACCGAACAGGGCAACGCTCTCCACTTTCTCTTCGTAAGCGCGACGCACGGCGGCGGCACGACGCTGCTCAAGAGCCACGTTGGCCATTTGAGCGGCACGCAGTTCCTGCACGGTATAACCGAAGGAACCACCGAAGGAGCGGATGTTGAGGCTCTTCTCGATTTGGCTCACATCAGCACGCGGCAGATCATCTGCAGCGTCAGAGATGAGCTTAAAGTCACCGGTCGCATCCATGATGCGATAGGTGAAGGTTTGTGCGCCAGGGCCAGCTTCGCTGGTTACGGGCAGGATTGTGGGGTATTTGATGTCGGCATATTCGACTTCAAACACTTGAGGGCGGATGTACTCAAGCTGGCGCTCAAGAAACAGACCCGCTTCATCCATACGAAATTCGCTCATGGTGTCCTCCTATCAGGAATCAGCGTCAAGGGTGAAGCTGGGGCCATTCAGCTCCAGCAGGGCGATGCCAGCGCCAGTAGTCTTGGACACCCAACGGGCACCGCCAAGACGGCGAGTTTTGCCGCTCACATAAGCGTGTGAGAAGCGGCCAGGATGTGCGCCAGCGGTAGTACCAGTATGAGTGGCGTAGTACACGCGCACAGGCGAAGTGAGATCAACAGCGCCGGTCACATAAACGGCAACCACGCCCTTGTTCATCACATTCAGAGCCTGCTTGTCAGAGGCAGCGGGACGATTGTTTGCATCGAGAGCTTTCTCTTCGATGTAGGTGAGAGCGTTAACGCCCACCACAGTGTCGCCAGTGGCAGCCACAGTCTTAGCGGAGTTGCCCACGGTGCCAGCAGTGTTAACCACCAGTAGGTCACCAAAAGCAACGCCAGCGCCAGTCTCGTTAACGAAAGTGGCAACATTGTTGTCTGCAATGTCAGCAAACTGACCCTCAAGAGCGGCAGTCAGTTCCAGCTCGTAGCTGGACTGCACGCCACCCGCAGCGCCAGGAGTGGAAGTAAAAGTTACGGCCATGGATTACTTAGCCTCCTTAGAAATGGAGAGAGGGGACTTCCAGGCATTCTGCAGCTTCTCCATATAGGAAGAAGGAGCAGAAGCAGGGGTGGCAATCGAAGCCACTGCCTTACGCAGATCCTCAGTGGAATCGGCGCGGTTGGCAGCGTCTTCAGAGATGGTGTCAAACATTGCCAGAACGTAGTCGTCGGAACGCTCGTCCAGGGCAACAGAATCGCCGCGAACTGCCTTGATGGAATCAACCATCACTTCGCGGTCGCTCTTGCCGCTGAATTCATAAGCGGCATCTAGTACGGGCTTAGCCTTGGAGATGAGGGCCAGGCGCTCTTCAACGATGGAATCAACGTTGATTTGTTTGGCCTCTTCCAGTTCAGCCTTCAGGGAGTCAACTTGCTCGGCCAGAGCATCGGCCCGCCCTTCAGCGGAATCCATTTTGCCCTTCATTTCCTCAGCCATGGCGTCCATTTCGGACTTCATGGAATCAGCAGCGGCCTGCAGCTCGTCGTACTTCTTCTTCATGTCCTCATAGGACATCTTGGCGTCTTCTCGTTCTTTGGTGATCGCCAGAGCAACGCTCTCGCTCACCTCAAACTCAGCGCCGTCAAAATTGACTTTTGCGCTCATGGTTTGGTTTTCCTCAGTGGAAATTAGAGATGGATCAGCGGCATCTAGACGATCCAAATGCAGCCTCACCTGCGGGCCAGCTCGGCCTCGGCGAACGATAGCAACGTGATTACCACTGATCTCCTTTTGGATACCGTCGTAATGCTCACCGTTATCGGTAACGCCAGGCGTCGGATCATAATTGACCCTATAGCCAGCGCTCACTTCACGAACATCGCCGCGCATCACCCTATCAATAGTTTCGCGGTCAGTCACGGTCATGACGGCTTTAACAAAGCCATTGTCATAAACGATTTCCGAACCAGTAAAACCGATTTGGTAATCCTTGGTGTTTTCGCTGTCCAAAAGAACAGGAGGATGTTCCATCGTGATTGCCTTCCCCGCAAATGAGGCAAGGCTTTCTGGAGACGCCACTTCAGTCTCAGGACGGAATTCCTTCCTGATAGAACCGTCAGCATCGGTGTAATGCTGAATGCCAGTACGAGCAATTGAAGCCCACACCCGAAGATAACCTTCAGGTGTCATTTCATATTTCTCGATAGGAGAAACGTCGTACCGACAAGATGTGGTGCTCATACATATACTGTAAGGGCTTCAATTCAATAGTATAGTAGTAACTATGCTATTCTGCATGAAATGACGCAAAAAAGGCTAACGGCCCGTAAAGTAAAAAGCCCGCAAAGTTCCCTCTCGGAAGCCAAGATTCTCATTGGTTCCCGAGTGCGGGAAGCTCGCCTTGGCTGCGGACTTTCGCAGCGAGCCCTAGCAGAAATTCTTTACTGCGATCAAGCAACAGTGTCCCGTATTGAAAACGGCATCCTCGCGCCAGACATCGCTCAAATCAAAGTAATGAGTGGCGTGTTTCAACTCAGCGTGCTGTGGTTAATGGGCTACCCATCATTCGTAGTCCACGCCACACAAGATTAATCTTCGTCGTCCTCGTCTTCGTCATCACGAATCGAAGCAAGCTGTTCCTCAATGCCTTCCATGATGTAGGCCTTAGCCATAGCAACTGCCTCAAAAATCAAAAACTTGGCAGGTTCAAATTGCGAGTCGGGCATTTCATACACGCTTTGTATGTATTCATGCGTCTCCTCCAGGCGCCCATTCTTAAACACCTGCTTCTCAACAAGCTCCCACCGAGAAGTATTTCGATGGGCGTTGCGCGACAGAATCTGCAGCGCTTGCATCACACTGATGCCATCCTCTTCGCGCACAGTCCTAGTCTCTTCCATCGCTATTTTGAGCGCTTTTCCAACATCTTAAGCATGCGTTTTGCCCAGGCTCTCCCGGCATCGCCTCCCCATAGTTGCCAAGCGATGTAACCGGCATCATTTTCACCGCCACTCTTGTTCTTTTCGTGGCGCGAAAAGAACGCAACCATGCGACGAAGAGTGGCCTCGCTCACTTTCATGCCATTGGCCAGGCTCGTAGCCCTAGCCACGCCACTGCCAATCCCTTGTTTCCCGGCCTCTCCAGTGGTGAGACCTCCCTTTCCGTGCTTTCGACGCAGCTCAAGGCCGCGCCGTGCAGCATTTCTTACTACCTGGGGAGGGGCGAAGCCTTCAGCGTCGCCCCTTAGCGCTTTTTTTCACAAGAACCATCTTCCATCTCTTCCTCTTCTTCCATTCCTTCCTTGCTCATCGAACCACACATGGTGTCGATGTAGGCATCCCAATAAGCATCGCTCTTGCCCTTCTTTTCCATGCCAGCTTCGCTCATCGCAATGGCGATGGCTTGCTGGCGGCTCTGCACCGGCTTTCCGTCGCTGCCCTTCAGGGTTCCAGCCTTGAACTCGCGCATCACCTTGCGAACCTTCGCTTGCTTTTGCTTAGCGGTCATTTCTTCACAAGCCCCCAAAAATACAAATCGTGACTACTTGCATTCACACTAAAACAATAGTCAGAAAACATGCTGTTCAACTCAAATTCTTCGTGAAAATCATCCTCCGTCAAGTTGCAGTAGTAGTCCCACCCTTTACCAACGGTCAAGGGACTACTGCCAGCATCTGTCCGTGAAGTGCCATGCTCTGGGCGCCCGGTAGTGGCGCAGGTCATCACCACCAGTCCGTCATCACGAACCATTCGCGTCATGTTGACAAAAGTCTCCTTCCAGTAGGGATTGTGCTCAAAGCATTCAGCGGAAATAGCCACGTCAAAACTGCCAGTAGCCCCGTCGTAATCCTGACCCTCGCACACCACGTCAACACCACGACCAGGACCAACGTCTACTCCCACGTATTTTCGTGGGGCCTCAAAAAAGCGTCGCACGCTGCCATTAATGTCAAGGCTGCCAATTTCGACAATTCGACCACCATTGAAAAACGATGGGAAGGAATTTTTGACGCTCTCAACAAATTGCTGCTGCTCAAAATGCGCCATGATTATTTCCCAAATGGTTTCGTGAACTGCTCATGACCAGGCAAGCCTCCCCACTTGGTTTGATAGTAGGCCTTGTTTCGCTCAAAGCAACACCAATGCATGCGCTTGTAGCGATCATCTCCACCGTGCAGAGTGCTACTGTTGTCATGCGACCATGATGGTAAATTCACTTTTACCACAGGATTTTCCGCCACAAGCAGTCTCCACCTGCAATCATTGTCTTCAAAATAAGCGGGCGCAAATAATTCATCGAATCCCCCCATTCCCAGCCATCGTTCGGGGCGATTCACATAGAACGTAGAAAAACCACCCACTGGATGATTGGTTTCCAGCAAGATGCTGTCAGGGTTTTCATCAGCGGCGTCTAAAAACGCCGCTATGTCATTAAGCCCAAACACCACATCATCATTGGCAATAATACATTGACCAAGCTGATTGATTAAATAATTCCAGGATTTAGACACGCCAAGATTGTACGGCGGCACTGCTACTTTCCATTTTGACAAGTCGCAACATTCAGCAAGTGCATCCACTGCTGAACTGTCTTTCATCCGCCCACCATTGTCAAGAATGAGCACTTCTGCCTCAATGCAGGGGTGCTCATCATTCAACAAATGATTACACAAACGAATGAGCTTGTCGTAACAAGAAAGCGTGGGAATTCCCACGCTGATGCGACGCTTAGTCATCACCAAAACCCTTGCCAGCAGTGGATTCCTCTAGTGTGCGCTTAATGATTCCATTCACCAACGCGCCGATATTTTCCCACTTATATTCGTCCGCCTGCAGGCGCTCATAGCACCATCCAGCTACTTTGTCTAAATCTTCACGATTGTTGTAATAGTGATTCAAAATTGTCACCAATCCTTCAACGGAAGGCACTCCGCGATCAAGACCGTAATTGCAATCAACCTCCCAGCCTTCAATAGGAATGCGCGGGATTTCATTGAAGATTTCCTTGAGCGATGTATGGTCAGGTACAATCTGCGCAGTAGCAGTGGCGGCGTGCTCAAAATTAACCAACCCCCAACCCTCGCCAATACAAGTATTGATACCTACATCGACTGAGTTGTAAACAAGATTAAGCCGATCAACTGGAAGGCAATTGGTCACGTCAAAATCTTTACTTGTTAGTACCAATTTGCCAGTGGCGTCATATCCCATGTCACGCGCAATTCGCTTGAACAATGGAATCAAATCCCACCCTTGATCCTTCTTTCCCATGTTCAACCATAGGCGAGCATCGGGCTTATCAAGCGCAAATTCAATGAATGCCTTGATCGTCAAGTCAATCCGCTTACGCGGCTGATTGCGATTGCCATTAAACACAAAGAACACATCCTGTGGGAGGCCCATAGCCTCCCGCGCCTCTTCCTTCTTCACTGGAAAAAAGATGTCTGCATCAATACCATGCGGAATTACATCACACGGCATCTCACAGCCAGCCTTTCTCACTTCTTCAAGGCCAAATTGCGTGTAGGTGGCCATACCATCCCACTCTTTGCAATCTTCAAACACCTCAGGGAAGAAGCCATAGCTGTCCACCGGGAAATAACCATACCACTTAAAGCCAATCTGCTCCTTCAACGGCTTAGCCACCTGCCAGAGCTTATTCAAAATCCAAATATCATTCACCGCAAACACAAGGTCAGGGCGCTCCTTGACCAGTAACTCCTGAATACGATGAGAGCCAAACGGATCGTGGCCGCCCGCGTGTGCAGGATACATTTTGTACGGCAGCTCATGGGGATCACCCCACCAGTTGACGGCAAGAACAATCACTTCATGTTCTTTTGCCAACTCCGGCAACAGGTTTTCGGCCACACGTCCGAAACCTGTTTGTACTGCTGCGTCCCCGCAGTAAAGAATCTTGGCCATACAAAGCGCAATGTCTTGCGCAATGTTAGGCCCAGTTTTCACACAGGACTTGTCGGTACAGCGCCGCGTTTGTATTCAACGGAACAACGACACCTTGCGCGACACTCACAGCGCTGCCCCGGCATCGGCAGGCTCCCCATCGCCACCAGACCAGCCCTCGCATAACGAATGCAGTCGTCGCAATGCTGCGCTTGTGGATCAAGGATGCGGCGCATCAAGGAATATCCTTGTTTTCCTTGACGAAGACTGGCACCTTCCCAGTAAGAGCTTCGCACGCTTTCAGCATATAGGCGAACGCGAGCAAGAGCCATGGCAGTAGAAACGCGCCCAGAAAGAATATCCCTAGCAAAATTCTGAAGATAAGAATATTCCGCACGAAGCTTCTGACCGATGCGGCCGTATTCTGCGCTGCCCATGCCGTCCTTACCACCATGCCCAAGCACTGTTGCTTGAATATGAGCAGCCTTAATTGCCTCGCGGACACTCCCTTGCCACTGATCAATCGTGATGTTTCCATCGGCCAGCATCTGCGTGAATCGCCTCAGATTCTGACCGAGCTTGTCGATGCGACCATCCACTAGCGCCATCACGGCTTTCTGGCTCATGAATTGCCCCGAGGGGCGCCTGTAGCGCCCCAGATTGGCGTCATAAGCCCACTCAGCATCAAAGCGGGGCCACGGATCACTCAGTAGGCTCAACATTGCCGGCCTCCAGAATGTCCTTGAAGCGCTCAGGAGCCTCTTCCTTCCACTGGTTCAGCGCTGCATCAATATCAGCCTGCGTCACCAGTGAAGCTTCGTCAATATCGCCAAGAATGAGCCCTTCAGTCTTGAGCGGCTCGATGGCATCCTTCTTGAAATACTCGGCAGTCTGCTTCTTGCCCTTAAAAGCGCCGGCCATTCCGCCGTGCTTCTGCTTATAAAGCTCCTTGTACTTCCGCGTCACGTAAGCACCGGCCACAGCGCTCGGCCAAGTTTTGAACTTGGCCTTCGCTGCCGCAATTGCTTTTTTGTGTAGCTCCTTGTCTTTGAATTCCACGTCGTCGCGCTCATGCTCAAGGTCGCGAGACATATAGAGCCCTGCTTCGTCCATCTTTTCGGCCTCAGCCCCTTCAGATGCTTCACGAGTGCCGTCCATGGGCAATGTGCCATTCTGTTGATCCATTGGATCGCGACCACCTGCCGGCACTTTTCCTGCTGCTGCTTTCTCAGGCAGCTCTCGCTTAATCGATGGATCAATGGTGGTCTCAATGCTGTATTCACTCTTTCCGAATCGCGAATCAGCCACCTCCTGTGGCGTCAGCACACCCACCTGGATGTAACGAGCATCCACCGCAGCCACACGCGCACGCACATCAGCCAGCTCACGCTCGTTCATTTCAAACAAGGGCTTGAAGCTCACGCGCCAGTTGTCAGGAACTTTTCCGTTAGTAGGACCACTCTTGCTCAACATGATGTATTCCATCAGCTTCGTCAAAGGCTTACGGAAATTAGTTTCTTGATAGTGATGGCAAGTCTTTGCAAAGTCACGCTCTTCACTACGGCCCGTAGCGCCTAAGCCAGACGGCGACTGACCAAAG